AGGATCTTTTAATAGTAATAAAAAATCTTTAGGTTGATTTTTTGCAAATACTAATATGTCTCTTCTAAGCTCTGCAGTAGTTACGGTTGTTACATCTTGTTGAAAAAGGACTCTGCCTACATTTTCTACTTGGTCTACCGTTAGTTGACGGGCTTCTATTAAGGCATCAACCTCGGCATTTAAGTCCTCAACAATTTGCGCGGCATCTTTAGCTTTGTCTACCTCAACATATACCCTTCCTTTTCCTGGGTGGTATTCTAAAAATTTTTGTAATACTTGATTTTCTTTACGTACAGTTAAAAATCCGTTTTCAAATACTATAGGCTCTAATATTGCATTATCATCTTGGTCTTCCTGAAAGGGAGAGTTTTGATTTCTTGCATAACGCAAAGCTTTATTTGTTCCTGTTTTTTCATCAAACCACAATAGAGGAAACCTCTGAGTATGTCTTGACGCTAAAATTAAGGAAAGTGGCGCTGTTTCGCGCGTTAGTTTGTAGATTTTATCTACGTATTTAGTAGTAGTTTTCATTTGATTAGATTTAAATTTTATAAAAAAGGGGGAATCCTAAGACTCCCCCGAAAAAATACTTTTTTATTACTCTTGGAAGATAAAGAAGTTGTTAGCACCTAAAGTACAAACAGCTCTTTCTGACAAGAAGTTAACTTGCATGTTATCCACATCACTTGTTCTTGCACCACCAGCAGAACCAGTAATCCAAGTTTTGTAACGTCTGTCTTCTGTTTCAGAAGCTCTATATCTAACATGTAAGAAAGGTCTCTTAGCATTTTTACCAAGAATTTGGTCATAAACACTAGTTGATCCAGCTGGTACAAGTAGTCCGTTTACACGTCCTGATCCTGCTCCTGTTGGAAGTCCACCTCTCATAGTTGGGTCATTTAAGTATTTCCAGTCAGTCTTGTAGAAGTCATAACCTCTTCTGAATCCAGAAAAACCTAAGTTTAACGCCATCTCTTCGTCATTGTCAAAAAGACCATATGAAGTACCACCTGCTCCGTAAGAGTTTTGTGCAGCTAACATATCATCGATATCAAAAGCAAACTGACGATCAACGAATAGTACGTTTTCTTCAATTGCTCCTTGCTTGTCTAGACGACTAATTACATTGTCAAAGTCAGCTAATACTGTTGGGTTTCCACCGTCCCAGATATTACCTCTTTGTTGTACAGCGTAAAAAATACCATCAGATCCAGCTCCTGGATCAGCAGCAGCACCAGCGCTACCCAAAATGGCAGCAGCTCCTGAGTTTTGCTCAGCAGGTACAGCTTCAATCATTGCTGTTTCTAAATAGTCATCAAATCTAAGTCTTGTTTCATGCTCAGATTTAAGGTACCAAAGGTATCCAGTTCCACCGTCTTCAGTTGTAATTTCAATCCATCCAATTTGGGCCATGTCTGATCCAGATACATTGTAAGTATCCTTGATGATAATTGGCTTATTGTCAAAGATGAAATCATTTGATTCAAGAGAACCGTCCATTCCGGCTGTTCCTTTTTTAAATTCTGATCCATAAATAAATACTGTAACATCAGCATTACCTACTCCAGTTCCCGCAGTTACTAAACCACCTGCTTCGTAGAAGTCGGCTGTGAACTGACCTCTACCACCAGCGGCATTGTTTACAGCACTTACAACAGCTTTGTTAGAACCAGATCCGTCGTTTTGTACAATTACTACAGTTTGTCCAACTCTAATAACTTGTTCTGCTGCCGTGGGGTCTAGCACGTCATTTACTTGAAATGTTACTTGGTCTGCTGCTCCAGCTCCGCCAGATCCAACATTTGTGTATTTAGTATGTAGTCTACCTTGCTCTGCCCATTTAATTAAGTCAGAGTTAGTAGGCATCTCAGCACCTACCATACGTAGGAAAGATGAGATAGTTCTGTTACCGTAACGCTCAAATTCTTTTTCGTAAGTGTCAGGTAAATATTGATTTAACCAATCGAAATCTGCATTGGTTAGATAATTTTGCGCTGTCGGAGTTCTTTCTGAACTTGGCGTTAGCGCAAAAGTAGGGGTACTTTTGACTTGTCCTGCCATGATAATAAATTTTTAATTAATATTAAGTTCTTTTTACACTTTTAATTCTCAGACCATTGCTTGATGGCGATGATACTGATTTAACTTGAAACCCGGATTTAGCAACTGCTTCAGGAGTAGAACGTTCAGACATATCAATGTTTTTAGTCTTACGCATTACATTTTCTGTTGCACTTGATTTACCTTGCTCATAAAAAAACTGAGCAAACTTTTCGGGATTCATTGCAATAGCTAAAGATCGGTGGTACCCTTCTGCATCTTGCAAAAGCCCTTGATCGTCAATAAATTTATTTACAAAATTCATTGGCGTTTCTTGAGCCTTTTTTAATTCAGAAGCACTACCAGGTGTAAAGAATAATTCGCTTTGATCTAAATTGAACTTAAAACCTTTAAATTCATTGTTGAATATTTCGTCGCTTTTTTTGACAAACCATTCGCTTTTGCGTTTAGCCTCTTCCTGTTGACTTTGAGCCGTATTCACATACTGCTTATAAGCATTATATTCTTCAGTATCAGTGAACTTGTTTTCCCTTGACTCAAGGGGTAACTTGTATTGTTCTTGCTGTTCCTTAAAAAACTTTTTTGCTTTAGCAGTAATTTTTTTCTTTGATAATTTAATCTTCTTAATTGTTGAATCATCATCTATTTCCTCATCGTATTCATAATCCTCCATCAAGGAATCTATGTCTTCAGGATCTAAACCTTCCTCAGTAATTGTCAAATATTCTCTTACCAAACTATCAGGATTAACATCTGAATAATCTCTCTGTAATTTTACAAAGTCTTCGATGCTTCTTCCTGTTTCTTTTTTATACTTAAAGTAAGCCGCTACATCTTCAGGCATTTCTGGCGCCTCTTCTCTTGCGGCAACCAATTCATCAATAGAATTGATTTCCTTACCGTATCTATTTCCAATATATGAAAGAACTTCTTCTTCTGATAATTCTTTAGAAGCACTCTTTTCCTCAGCTGATTCCTCCTGAGGCTCACTTGTTGTATCTTCTACTTCGTCCTGCTTTTCTTCTAATTCTTCGACAGCAGGTTCTTCTTTTGATTCAACCTTAGTTTCATCATCAAACTTCAATTCTTGTTGAGCTTCATGCTTGTCTAGCAATTCTTGCTCTACTTCTTGCACTGACTTTTCTTCAACGTCAGTTAATTCTCTTACTTTAATTTCCATTAGATTTAGATTTGATTTTATTAATTACAAAGTTATATAAAATTTATATACACTTTTAACATTATCTAGGCTCAAACTCTGCTAAGTCAAAACCATCCAAACTATCCTCATTTGACTCAAAATTTAGGGGTGGAAGATTATTTTTTCTTTGGTTTATTAATTTTGACTGTTCAGTATTTTGCTGACTAATTCTTTTACTCTTTGCGTCTTCTCTAGATTGCTCTCGATTAGACAGTGCTATCCCATCCATATTTCGGAGCTGCAGGTTATAGTTAAACTCTTGCTCCATTAATTGACTTTTAAGCTGGGCTTCAACTTTATTACGCTCAATTTCAAGCTGCATCTCTCCTTGCTTATACTTTAATTTACCTTGGGTTTCAAGTTCTATTTTTTGTATGGCAACTTGGGCGGCTAACTCTTGAGATTTAAGTTGCTGCTGAGAAATCATAGCTTGTTTCTGCATTTCTTTTTGGTCGTCCTGCTCCTGTTTAGATTTACGCTTAACTTTAAGTAGTTGATTTGCAAGCTTAATATTTTTTATCTCTCTTATATCAATAGCATCTTCAAGGTTTATATCTCCTTTAGACAATGCCATCTGTATATTTTGTTCAAGCATTGCCTTTTGTTCCTCATCTGGAGATAACTCTATAAACACACCAAAGTCATAAATATACAAGTCAGCTATTTCTCCTAAAATACTAACATTATATTTTCCTATTTTATTTACAAAATCTTCTTTAAATTCTGAATACTCTAAAATATCAGCTACCCTATACGTTAAGGCCTCAGCCAAAGTACGATATATGTAAAGACTTCCATCTAATATATGTCGGGTAGCTGTATTTGAGCTGAGTGCTGCTAACTTTTGAACGCCAACTAAAGCGTCTGGGTTCGGGGTGGAACCATCTCTTGCTTCATTTAATCCTGTTACCGACCTTATCATGTCTAAATAATGGTTATAATTAGCTATCAGCATTTGCGTCTTTGAAGCTCCAGAATTACTAGTGAGCTGTTGTATAGGGACTTTACCTTGATTGTATTCACCTTCTTGGGTATAACTTCTCCCGATAACACTACCGGTTTGAAAATATAACCTTAATGCGTCTTCAGGATTATATGCTGCTCCAGTTCCTAAATCCACCTCATTCAATCCATCCGCATCGATATATACCCCATCAGGCACAACTCTTGCGATAACTTGCTGGAGTTTCAAATGCGTCATTTGTATGAGGTCTGCAAAAGGTATCATTCTTCTTACCAACGACTCAATAACACCTTTGTACATTCTTGGAGCAGCTGCTACATAATTAGGCATAGCGTGTTGAGAAGATGACTTGGGCCTTACCATGTTTTTGGCAAGCTCCCACTTTAATATAATGTTTGTTCCCATAACCATAACTCCGTCATACCAAACATCAATAGTTTTTTCAATTTTTTCAAAGTTGCCTTCATCAAGCATTTCTTCGGGTGGATTAAAAGTATCATCTTTTTCAATCATTCGAGACGAACCATTCTCATTGATCTTTTTCTTATAGACCATCTTTTTAGTTGTCTTGTAATTAAAATACATTAGTGTACAAGTGTCCCGATAAAATATATCATTCTCATAATACTGTGCAGTGTTAAAATAATCATACCAGCTTTGACTATATTGAGATATTTTTTCAAGGTCTTCTGTTGTTAAGCTAGTATCTATTTTATTTAATTCCGTTATGGAAACTGTTTTAATTTCACCCCAATAAAAACAATCTTTAAAAAATGGATCTTCGGTATAACTATAAACAACATTAGCAGGATCTACATAAGAAACTTTTATACCAGCCCCTGGTAAAAATTCATGCTTGGCTATGCCGATGCCAACTACCATTTGATCATAATCTATTCTTTTTCTAATATCCTCATAATGGTTTTCGGCAAACATGGTATCGATTGCCTCCTCTTCCGCAATCTCTATGGCTGGCTTATAATTTAAATTCATATAAAGAGACAACTCTTCATCACTAGAGGGTAAGTCATCAGGATTCATAATAAAAGGATCGAAGCCTGTGTTCTGTTGTACCGTATTCAAAATGTCTTTGGCGGCCATTTGACCTTCAATCATATCTTGATACTTGCTTCTTTTAGCTTGAGATAGTGCGTCTTGGGCATATGCTTTAACTTTAAAGAGTCTGTCTTGCATACCATTTACTACAACGTCTACAAATTTCGGAAGAATTGGAACGGGCGTCCAATCTAGATTTAAGTATGATAAATCCCCATCCACTGCTAATTCGTTTTTGTACTTAGCAATTGACTGTTCTCCTCTAGCGTAAAGTCTTAATCTGTTAAAGTCTCTCCATTGACTGTAGTACCTACATCCGTTAGAATCTTTTCTAAACCACTCATATTGTATCGCTTGTCCTATCTGTAAACCAAATTCCTTGGTTGCCTTTTCTGAGTCTGATACAAACTGACTTGGAAAACCTACAGATGAAATATTAATTTTTACGTCTTCCATCTATTTGATTAATTCACTATAAATTCCGTTATTAGTATATCTAGCAAAGTTAAGATTTATTTTGTTTTGTTTTTGTTCGGGCAAATAAAGGTTTTTCTGGTTCGCCATTATAGCTAAACCAGAGCTAATACTAGCGTCATACTTAGTCCTATTGTTAATATCAAACCTTGCCCACTCATCTAAAGTTCTAGTAAAATACATGCTGCCCATCTCCACAGGATCCCTATAAGCTCCTGACAAATCCAATCCTATGTGCTTTTCAATATAAGACTCTATGGCTGAGGCATGTGATTGTTTTACGTCTTCAGATGTATTAGGTATCCCTCCTAACTCTTTTTCCGTTTTAGATAATTTATTAAAATGTTTATCGGGTCTATTCATACAAAATCCCCTGTAGCCCCTGTTTTTAAAATGATAAAGTAACCTCGGTTTATTATTCTCTATCAGTATTGGCATACTATAGAATACACACGCCATCAAAACTTCTTCAAAAAATATCTCAGCAGTTTGTGGTCTTGCTACATATTCTAAAAAAAACTCATTACTAGGAGCTTCTTCCATGTTAAACTTAGTCAACCCATGGAGCGCCCCATTAGACCCTCTTCCTACAACGGTGCCTGAAATATCGTATGAGTCACATCCAAAAGCACCAATATGTTCATTCAAGGGAAAATAATGATTATATTTTTTATATTTTTTATTGGTTATGTTTTTATTTGGCATCCAAGAGATTCTAAATCTTCCTTTAGGGTCAGGAGAAAATATTACTCTAGAATCTTTTACTCCATTTTCCCAGTAAAATCTGCCTCGTGTAACGTGATGCTCTATTATTAATGAATCATTGTAATCTATTTGTTGATATATTTTCGTAAGATTAAATAATGATGTTTTACTCTCATCCCTAAAAGCATGAGATTCAGTTCTAGGAAATTGCCTATAAAATTCATTCAAAGCATTGGCATCACTTTTTAAGGAGTCTACTTCTGCTTGCCAATAATCAACTGCACCATTCCCTATATATTCATCATCGACTCCTAAAATATCTTTTTCAGGTTTATAAAAAACAGGCATTCCATGTTTGTCAATAAATCCTTCCATGTTCCACTCCATAGGAATAAACAAAGAATACATTCCGCTTTTGGTTTGACCGTTACTATTTCTTGTTGCTATATTAGAATCTTCATAAAGCTTTTTAAAATTATCGCCTCCTTTACTGAGGGCGTTTGATGTTGAGCCCATCATACACTTACCAATAATCTTGCTTCCTAAACGCAAACAGGTTTTTGTCACCCTCCAATTATTAAGGATGTTGTTTGGCTTTACCCATTTTCCACTTTCGTCATGTACTAATAATAGTAACTTTTCTCCGTCATATGAATTTTCATCAGTATTTTTCCAATCTATAGTGGTGTCTAAGCCATACAACTCATCATCAACAGCATCATACATATTCTTTTTGGTAATTTTGGATGCAGGTATTCTAAAAGCTAATTCTGTTTTAGGCTTATCCATACCATCTTGGATTGGCTTAAAAAAGAATGGAAGTCTATTGGCTATAGGAACAACTTTATCAGTAAACATTTTTTTAGCATCTGATCCTGTCTTTGACAATATACCAACCCTAGAATCTTTTACAAGGGTTCCGGTATTTACACACTCAGAGGATCCCATAAATGAAAACCCAGAACGTCTAATCTTAAGGTATACTAATCCAAAAGACCGTTTATCAGCTTTGCATGCTTCCCAAAAGATGAAAAAAATTCTATTTGCTTCTCTAAAGTCTGGATAGCCAACGTCAATGCTAGTCCACTGAAGGTACATGTAGTGAGATCCAGTAATGTATGTGGGTTTACCATTATTATAAAACCAATAGCCATCATCTCTACGATCAAATTCTTGTTCAATATAATCAACCCATCTGTTTTTAAAAACACTTGCCATTTCATTCCATTGGAATATGGATGGTATTCGATTAAGTTCTTTGGGCAATTCTTTTCTTTCCCAATACTGTTTGTTATTGATGTCTGATCTTTTGTCAACTTTATTGGGTTGTATAGGAAGAGCAATATTTAAACCGTTTATGTTTACAATTTTTCCAATTTGGCCTTGCTTAGTTATAACCACCATGTCGTACTTTTCGCTATAACCATATACCCAAGTCTTTGCTTTATTTTTTTTTGTTAGCACTGAATTGGGCACAAGTTTTTTTACCTCATAAAACAATCTATTTTGATCGTCTTTCGGCAAACCCTTGTTTAGTTTGGATCTTGTCTCCATTAGTTTGATTAATAGTTATATTTTCTTTCTCTACATCTATTTTGTTTAATATATCAAAAGCATCAAATATTGCAAGTTTTTTGGTAGCTGCTGCATTTTTTAATCTATCTGCGGCAAGCTCATCCTCTGGGTCTGGTTTTATTATATCTTCTTTAGCAACCTTAATAAGCTGTTCAACTGCTTTTCTCCCAGCTTCTATAATTTGTAATTTCAAAAGTTCGGAACTCATGATTTTAGTTTTAAAAATATTACCTGCACTAAACGTGAATCTTCGCCTTCTCCAAAATTTTCAAATATATTTCTTGAATGTGGTATTGAAGAATCAAAAACTACCAATCTATTATACTGTGCATAAAAAGTACACATAGGAAGATAATTATCTGAAACTTTATTGAACTTATAAAGAGTGGTACCGTCCTCCACAGGATGATGTTTATTTAAATATAATAAAATTGTCTTATCACCCATCATCTCGTCTGTATGTATAAAGTTGGGCTCTTCTTGATTAAGGGATGATTGTCTTATAAAATTGTATGTAACCATATAATCAGGATAAGCTTTTTCGATTTTATATTGCATCTCATCCATTGACCTTAATTGAATGCCTTTAAACAAAGTATCACCATCTGCCACGTCCTCAAATTTTTCTTTTAATACATCTATAACATATTTATTAGGATCATCTAAAAAATTATCTATCATTATATAATTCATAAGTTTAAAGTTATTTGATGGTCATACATTCGATACAGTTTCTCGCCATCAACCTCAAACTCATACTCACTGTCAGGTTGAAAACTTACTGTTGAACCAGTATTAACACCTTGAGAAATTAAATATTTATTAGGATATACCATCTCTCCCATAAGCGGCTCTTCATTCCCTCTTTTAAACATAAATGAATCTTGCTTGTCTATCGCCTTTACAAAACAATACCTGTCGTGACTGTGCCACTTGCCATCTTGCTTATACATGTAAAACTGGTCATTATCAATAAAAAATAAATCATCTTTAAAATAACTCTTTCCGCTTTGCTGACGACCCTTCATATCATTATAATATTTAAAAACATTGTGGTGTACTAAAAGGATATCACCTATCTTAATCGGACCCGTGTAGTTTAATGGTGTTTCTGTAACAATGCCCTCTCGGTTTGCTACGGTATAGTCTTCTTCTGAAGAACTTGTTATGAATTCAATGCCGCTTATTGATTTTGTATTATTGTACCTTCTGCCCTTGAGAGGTTTGACAATAAAATAAAAAGGAGATTTCATCAAAAATTAATGTTGTATTCAATAGATATAGGCATGGGTGATGTAAACTCTTTCCATAAAACAATTTCATCTTTTCTTTGAATCCATATTTTTATAGAATTAGAGCTGATGTCATGCTGTATTAAATGTATAAAATAACTTCCGTTTAAGACCTCTTGCCCCACCAAGTAATGCATCGCTCCCGACTTATAATCAGGCCCCACAGATATCTTCCTTATATCCATTTGATTTGATTTAATTAAGATATAAAGATACAAATATTTTAACGCCCTTGCCCTCTATACCTTTTGCGATAGTTCTTAGAAGATTTAAGTGCGGAGGATTTAGTTTTTGAGTGGACCCCTGGCCGCTTTATTTTGGCTTTTATTTGATAATTACTAAGGTTGAGTGCCTTCGCCATTTGAATTTATTAAGTTGGTTTTATGCTTGCTGCCAGCTGATGATCCAAAATAATAACCAATTACTTGTGTAAATGCTGCGACTACCGCGCCAAAACCCATGTCAAACAAACGCTTCGACTCTTCTGGTATCTCCCACAAACCAATCGCTCCTGCAACAACCCCAACAAAACAAATAGTTATTCCCCAGCCTACTGTTTTAAATAGTATATCATTTGACCCAGAAGCTAATGCCGACATTTCTCGTTGCCTAGCAGACGCACGGTCAGCAACCTCAGCCTCGTATGCTTCTAGAACCATCTCTTGAGCTCGTATTTTATCTTCAGCGGGTGCGTCTGAGTTTTTTATAGATGACACAACTTGTTCAACCGACATGTCACCTTGAATTAATTTTCCTAGTGTTGGGTTAATAAGGCCAACAGACGCTTTAAGCAAGCGCCCTACTGTAGTTTGGCCAAACTTTTTCTTTGGCTTACTCATAGTTTTTGTATTTAGTTTTACCCTTCTCCCGGTAAGCTATTAGTGCTCGACCTCTGTTTTCGTTAAAAGATATAAAGCTCATATGAACCCAGTCTGGGTTTTTGTCATCTCCAAACTCCCAGATAATTTGATCAAAGTTCAGGGTGCCTTTTAAAAAGTAAAACATTTCAGCGTTTGTTTTATAACCAAAAGTATCATCTATATCTATTGCGCGTCCTTGACAATGTTGGCTGCGTGAACTTCCGCCAATAGCTTTATTTAAATCTTCAGATCTATAAAAAGAATTAATTTTGATTGGTCCCCCAACCCACCGCCTCAAAGGTTCAAATAAATGTATTGATATTGCCGTCATATTACTAAGGGCATATGAATCAGGAGTATTATCGATATTTAACCTTGTTGCAGTATTTGATTTAACCCCTTCACGATATGAAACATGTTCACTTATTCTTTCCATACATTATGTACCATTTATGAACAGTATAGCCGATGGCTATCAAAGTTGCAATGATCTTCAAGGCAACATCTATATCAGTCATAGAGGTAGCTACAGCCGCTATGTTTAAACCATAGATTTTTATATCAGTCAATGTTTCTGTCTTTAGATTTAACATAAACGTATTTTATTTTTATATCTCCGCCTGTATGTGAACAAGTATACATATCTATTTTTTTGAGGGTTTTTTACCTGCTCTATTTCCGCCTTTTAATGCTTTGGGAACGTGACTAATTTGATTACCCACCTCTTTTATAGCCTTAGAAACGTCTCTAAGCTCTTCTCCTACACGATCTACTTTGTTAGATACATCTGCCTTCATTTCAGCAAACTTCTCCTCTAAGATGTCAGGAATCATGTTATTGTTCTCATCTTTAGTAAATCCTTTTTTGGTAAGCCAAATAGCCCCTATTATATTAAATATTATTAAAGATATTACTAGTATTATAATTAGTGTTATTACATCCATAATTAAAATTTTTATTCTGAAAAAAGTTGTGTTACTTGAAACTCTGTCAATTCTGTATTAAAGATTCTGACTTGGTCTATTGAGCCATCCATTATTGATGTACCACCTACCGCACCGCCAATTACATTTCCTGAACCTGCAAATTGAGTATTATCATTAATAGTGTTTGTGATAGGTGCAGCGTTATCTATATACATTTTTAGGATTGCACCATCATAAGTTACTGCAATATGATGCCAATTACCATCTCTTAAATTTGCACTTGAATGTACTGCATATATACTACCTGTATATATAATAAAAGAATAAGTGTTAGCATACGCACCACTACCTACATCATATCCAAATTCCATATATATTGGGTTTCTAAAGTCCATAAAATATTGTTGTGCAGTGCTTGTTGAGTTAAACCAAAAACTCATAGTAAAATTGTAATTGGTAAAACCTGAAAGGGTTGGAACTGTAATATAATTATTGCTTCCATTAAAACTCGCAGCTTTATCAAAATACCCACCTACATAAGCTTCAGTACCTGTCCAGGTTCCATTGTATGTCGAGGAGTCTGTTGAGTTAGCATTATTTTCAAACTGATAAAGCGCTACTCCTGTGCTGCCGCCAAACACATCAAGGGTGCTTATTGTATTACAATACAC